GGCAGCGATTTCCGTCAGCATCGCCAGGGTGCCAGCGACCGTCTTGCGCGGGATGGCCACGTTGCTGCGCAGGCCCGGCAGGATGGTGATGCCCAGCTGCGCCAGCACCAGCATCGGGCGCAGCACGTCGGTGAACATCTCGCCCATCACGCTGGTCTGCACCAGGTTGCCGGCCTCGCCAGCGGTGCCGACCGAGAAATCCCGTTGCTGTTTGGCAGTGCCGAAAAGGTCGGCCGGGATGAAGATGCCTTCGGCCTGGCGGCCCACCGCCTGGGCGATGGTGCGCGAGACCTCGAGCTCGAGGCTGGCGTCGGCGCTGGCGCCGGGAATCTGGGCCTGGATGGCGCGCAGGAAGCTGTAGCGCGCCGTTTCCTTCTTGGTCAGGCCGATGGCGGCAGTGGTGGTCGCATCCTGCGCCGGGTTGGCCAGGCGGGACATGATCATGTCCTGGAACTTCTGGGCGTTGGCGCCGTCGGCGATGGCCTTGGCCACGTCGCCGGGCTTGACCCATTGGGCGTAGGCATCGGCCAGCGTGGTGATGGAGGCAACGGCGGCGCGGAAGGCGTTGTCGCCCTCCGCCGGCTTGATTTCTTGGGGCATGGATTTCTCCGGTTGGCGAAGGGTGGTGGAACGGGGAACAGCGGGCGCGGTGGAATCTGCACTTCGACCGACGCCCACGGTCATGTCTGCAGGGATGGAGACCAGGCTGCACTCCAGCGGCAGCCAGTCGGTGACTCGGTAGGTGCGTTCTTCGCCGTCGACCTTGACGAGCTCGAGCTCGCGGATCTCGTAGCCGACGGAGACGTTGACGCGGATGCCGTCGGCGACGTCTTGCATTTCTTGCTCGGCGCATTCGCTCTTGCCGAAGCGCACCTTGGCGCGGGCCTTGCCAGCGCTGAGCCAGGCCTTGCTGACGACGCCGATCTGGTCGTCGCGGTCGTGGTCTTTCAGCAGCGGGGCGTAGCCGGTCGAGATCCAGCCCATGTCGATCTCACCGGCCTTGTGGCCCAGCACTTCGATGCCCCACCAGCGCGGGTAGGGTTCTTCACTGCTGAAGCTGAGTTCGCACTCGCGGGTGTTGCTGTCGACGCCGGCGGCACGCTGAATCTGGTAGCCGACCAGGTCGATGCTGCTGTTGCTGGGCGCGGCGCGGCGCTCGCTGGTGGGCTCGACGGCAGCCGGGTCGGCGCCGGGCTCGGGCGTGCGGATGACGCCATCGGCCATGCGCAGGCGCTGTCCGGGCTGCATCTGGTCGAGCAGCACCTTCAGCTCGGCGGCGCCAGGCGCATCGGCGCGCGCCCAGCGGCTGTTGAGGCTGCCGGCGGCGGCACCGCGGTGCGACAGGTTGAGGCGGTGTTTGGTCATGCGGTGGTCTCCGTTGCGGCCGGCGCGGCGGCAGGTGGTGCGGCGGGCACGGCGCCGGGGATGGGCAGGCCCAGTGCCTTCAGGCGCTGGCGGTAGCGCTGCTGGTCGAGCAGGATCTCGTCGAGGTCGCCGCCCTGCTCTTCGACGATCTGCCGCGCGCTGGTGAGGTTGTTGGTCAGCCCCATCTCGGCGGCCTTCATGTCGTTGCTGGGGTCGACCCAGCGCCAGCCGCGCGGCTGAAAGCTGGCCGCGCTGCGGAATTTCTCGTACCGATCGGCCGGCAGCGGTGCGCCGCTGGGCAGGGTGATCTCGCCGAAGCCCAGCGCAAGGCGCAGCCACTCTTCAAACACGGGCTGCACAAAAGCCTGGATGAACCAGCGCTGCAGGCCTCGCCAGTGGTCGCGCTCGGCCAGCTCGGCGATGCGGGCCGAGCTGTAGTTGACGCCCGACATGTCGCCGCTGAGGTTGTGGTGCGCGACGTTGAGGCCTGCGCTGATGCGGCGCTCGAAGGCGCCGACGAAGGACGCGAAGTTCTGGTGCGGGTAGTCGGGGTTGAAGGACTTGAAGTCGACGCCCGGCGGCAGTGCTTCGAGCATGCCGGCCTCGACCTCTTGCACCAGCTGGCCGGTGGCGTCCTTGTAGTCCTCGAAACTGGGCGGATCGCCGCCGGGGGCGTCCTTGTCGATGGTGTAAAACCCCATCTTGGCGGCGCCGATCTTGGCGGCCTCCAGGCCGTAGCCCTCGTAGGCGTGCAGCGTGTTGGCACGGCGCAAGATGGCGTGCGTCCAGGGGTAGCCTCGCACCTGCTCGGCGCGCTCGTACACATAGCCGTGGAAGACAGCATCGGCCAGCACCCGCTCGGCCATGGGCTTTGGGGCCAGGCCACCGGCGCCATCACCCGGGTGGCTGCTGTAGAGGTGGTAGGCCACCGCGCGGCCGCGGGTGTCGATCTCGACGCCCAGGCGCACCAGGTTGTTGCCCTGTGCCGCAGCCAGCGCGCCGTTGCCGGTGTAGATGCGATCGACGTCGAGCAGCTGCAGCGCGTAGCCGTAAGGCAGTTTGCGGTCGCGGATGCGGAAGTTCAAAAACTCGCCATCGCGCGCCGCGGCGCCAACATTGACACGGCAGATCTGCGCGAAGTTGAGGCGGCCGCTGACGTCGGCATGCTCGCACCAGCGCGCCCAGTGGGTTTCGATGGCGGTGTTGGCCACCTCGTCGAGCGTGTCGGTGCCGGTGAGCGTGGCGCGCACCTGCAGGCGCGGCGCGGTCGAGCCGATGACGTTGTCCTTGACCAGGTCGATGTAGCGCCGGCCGATGTCGGTGTTGAGCGCCCAATCTCGGCTACGGGCGCGCAGCGTGGGCAGCGCGCGCTCGAGGTCGGCATTGATGCCGGTGTTGGCGCTGGTCCAGCCGGTGGTGAGACGGTCGGTCTCGGCGGCGCCGAACGCCCGCGAGCCGTCGACCACCTGGAAGGCGGCTTCGGCAATCTCGGCGGCTCTGGGGGCGGCAGGCCGGCGGGCCAGGGCGTGGCTGCTGCGCCGGAAGGTGGCTTGTGCCTGCTGTGCCTGTTGCCGCTCAGCCTGCACGCGCTCGGCCTGGCGCTCGCGCACTCGGCCATCGCGCCAGCGGCTGAGCATGCCGGAGCCGCCGGGCACTGTGGTCACGTCGGCCGCCAGCGTGCGCGGCTGGCTGAGCACGACGTCGACCAGCACGGGGGTCATGCGGTCCTCACGAAGATGCGGCGCGCGGTGCCGACGCCGCCCATGAGACCGGCGGCCTTCTTTTCGCTGGCCACCTGCTGGCGCAGGTGCTGCTCGAGGCGGATCAGCTCGGTGATGGTGTAGTTCTGCACCTCGCGGCCGTTGATGCGGTAACGCTCGATGCCGTCGGTGGCTTTGCCGCCGAGCTTGGCCTGCACGGCCGCGAGCGAGATCTCGGCGGTGGTGCGGGTGTCGACACCGGCGGCCAGCGCGGCCGGGTCGGCCTTGATGACGATCTGGCCCGACTCGCTGGCGATGCTGTAGCGCTCGCCGGCCACGTTGGTGACCCAGGCGCCGCAGGTGTAGTCGCCGGCCACCCAGTCTTCCGAGGTGGCCGCCGGCACGTTGACCTGGTGGTCATCACCAGAGGCCGTGGCGTCGAAGGTGCGCGGCGTGCCACCACTGCGCGGGGTGAGGCGGTAGTGCAACGTCCAGCCCGCGCTGGCCGGGTAGGCGGCCAGCGTGACGCTGAATTTCAGGGTGTCGCCAGCGGCGAGACTTGGTTGCATGGCCGCCATCGTCGCGGGATGGCGCGGACATTTACAGGCAGAGAATGTCCGGCTCCCGGCCCGGCTTTGCCGGCCCCCGATTACCGGGAGAAGCTGGCGGCAGCCCCTGTTGCACGGTGACGCGCTTCCCAAACGAATCGCTCGCGCATGCGCCACAGCAGGCCGGCCATGCAGGCGGCCAACCCTGCGATCGGCCACGGCACCGGGCCTGCGACGAACAAACTGCCGAAAGCGGCGGTGGCGATGCTGAGCCATGCCGGGTACAACGCCCAGCAGGTGACGCCCGGCCGCATGGCCGACAACACCTCGACCGAGACCAGGATCAGCACGATGGAGGCAGCGCCCAGGATGATGTTCATTGCGGGGTGGCTCCACCGAGCTGGTCGATGCGGCGCTTGATGGCTGCGATCAGGGCCGGCATCAGCACCTGGGCGCCCGCCCCGACCACGAAGCTGGCAAAGCGCAGCTCGAGGTCTGGGGCCATGTCGCCAGCATGAAACAGGGCGGCTAGGTACGGGCCCACGAACGACGCGGTGATGGTGCTGGCCACCAGGCTGCCGACCCGCGCAGTCATGGCCGCCAGGCGCGACATATCCGAGGCCAACGGCGGCATCAGGCCCAGCGCGACAACCCCACCGAAAAAGCCGGCCACCAGCGCGACCACCGGCAGGCCGAGCACCGAACCGGTGACCAGGCTGATGCCGGCCGCGCCAGCTGCAGTGGTGGCGAGCTCGGATTTCATGAGGTCAGGGCTGGGTGCACCGGCAGGGGATGGGGAATCAGGCAAGCCACCTGAGTGGGCGACTTGT